TCTCGGGGCGAACGCCAAGGGCAAGGGTGTGAAAAAGTGTGATAAAGTGTGGATTTGTGTGACCATTTGAGCATAGCCTCTCATTCCACCACTCTAGGAAAAAAATCTACAGGGATCTCTGCTGATCACTCTGCTCAAACGGCTAAAAACCCCTGATCAATCGTGGCCCCGCTGCTGCTTATTGCTGTTTCCGCTATGTATATTACTACGAGTGTGAGACTTTTTGGCAGTGACGACTATACATATGCTGTATGAGAGTCTGGTTCACTATCTTTCTACTGTATCTCCTGTTCATCCTGCTCTACACTGTGGGAGAATTCCTGGGTTGTTATTTCATGATCTCGGGATCTGCTGGATGGTGCGAGCCCATATTGCTGCTATTTTGAGCATAGGCCCCGCTGCAGCCTAGTTGACAATCACAGCACAGACATGTATAATAGTCCTTATAGTGATCGAAACCATAAAGAACCGGAGAAAGTCTATGACCTTACCAGACGAGCGATATCGTGCCTTACGTTGGGCTGAACAGTTCCTACAAGACCTACAAGATCCCTCAAAGACTCCCAGGGTCCCCAAAGCCCTGCGCCACGAGGCTAGATCTGTGCTGAGACATTATCCAGGTCAATACTACATAGAAGAACTGGCTCGCCGTGCTCCAGACATCATCGCACCTAGGATGGAAGAACTACACAGATTCGTCAGGCAGGGAGAACAGACCCAGGAAGCACTACAGCCACTGCCCGATCAGGAGAGAGATCACAGCCTATAACCGGTTTTCGGGCCTATAGCTCAGTTGGTTAGAGCAGCGGACTCATAATCCGTTGGTCCCTGGTTCGAGTCCAGGTGGGCCCACCAAACGAATCTAGCAGCAACAGCAGCACCGCCGCCCTTAGCTCAGGGGATAGAGCAACAGCCTTCTAAGCTGTGGGTCAGACGTTCGATTCGTCTAGGGCGGGCCAGTATACAGCAGCGCGACCGTGGTGAAATAGGTAGACACAAGGGACTTAAAATCCCTCGACTTCGGTCATGCCGGTTCGATTCCGGCCGGTCGCACCAAAGACCCTTATAGAATAAGGGTCGTCCACTCAGTAACCAAAGTAAGCGCTGACTTAGGGCAGCGGGCATCAGCAGGTGTCGCCGCCGTGAGTTGGTAAGCACTTACTAGTCATGGGCAGTGCCGGGCCTGTGGCATTTTGGCAACACTGGAGATTTCGGTTGGCAAATCCATGCTTTGGGTGCATAATAACACTATGATGAACGAAACGGAGCGGACCGTGGCTAGAGCAAAGAGATCAGATCGCAATCACATCATCTACGAACTGGTGGTGCCCGCGGGCAACTACATCGGAGTCACTGCCAAGACGGAGACCACAGTCGCGAAGAGCGTCCGCGCTCGTGCTGCCAAACACTACTACCGTGCCAAGACGGAGGCCAAGGAGTGGCTGCTCTGCGAAGCTCTGAGGGCGTTGGCGGACAAGTCGGAGATAGAGATACGGATCCACGAGATCGTCCGCGGCAAGGCAGACGCACACCGCAGGGAAGTTGAGATCCGCAGGCTGGTACAGCCCACACTGAACACTGACACACGAGGAGATTGATATGTGGTATGTCTACGATAAACAGTCTACTGTCATACAGAAGACGGTAAAGACCCCCTCAGCGGCCAAGTCCTGGATCACCCGAAAGCACAACCAGCATCTGCGGGGCAGCATCACCCATCACTTCCATGGCATCTGCAACGATGGTCCTCTGTTCCAATTTGGCTACGCTGATGCTGAGTACTTCCATCAGCACATCGAAAAGACAGAGACCAAGCGGAACCTGATGACTGGCCGCGAGTTTGAGCAACCCGTGAACACCCCCAGGGCCTGCGATCCCAGCACCGAGCTATATTGGACCATGTAGGGGTTGACAAAGGTAGCGTTTGGCTGTAATATAGAGACTTAGTTAACACAAGGAGCGACAGATGCGAGCACTAGAACACTACGTCCAACAGAGGAACGAAATCCGCGCCATGTTCAAGAGCCGGCCCTTGACGCTGTTAGACGCTAAGGATCGGCAGACCCTGGCAGATGACATCAGCTCGGCGCTGAGCCCAGAGAACTTGACCTGCGATGGCGAACTGCCTAGGTCAGTGATCCAAAAGAAGTGGCAGATGCTGACCCGGGTTCGCCAGCAATTGCAGAGCCTAGACCCTGCTGTGGCTTTCTACGAATAGGGGGATATATGGTCAGAGATCACTTAGAACAGCCGCTCAAAGTGGGCGACCCTGTGGTATGGTGCAACTACAATCAACTCTACATGGGCTTGGTCTTGAAGGTCATGCCCAAGCGGGTGAGGTTGCGCAACATCTTAACAGGCTATGAGCATCAGCCTTATCCCAGCAAGATCGTCAAGGTCGAGGCTCTGCCCCCGGCCACCTTATTCGCCGCTATCAAAGGAAAAGGGGACTAACATGGACGCAGTGACGCTCAGTGGTCGGGACTTCTCAACCATCCATAACACACTCTGCGATCTCAGGGGGGTGGTGCAGAAGATGACACACTCTATGGTCAAGGTCGAGGAAGTGCAGCGTATCGTAGAGCAGTTCGAATCAGGGCTGCGGGATGCCTACGCTCAGGATAACTCTGCGTTCGACTCAAAGATGGACTACTATAGGCAGTTCCAGCATAACAACGGTCTGCGAGCGATCTGGAGCATCTACGAGCTGCCCCTGCACGGGTTCCTGCAGGATCATCCCTACCGAGGTGCCCTGACCCTGTCATATCAGGGCTACGCAGTGCCGATCCTGGGACAGACCTGGGCGGACCTTTATCGTGCCGCCGACGATGTGATACGGCGCTCAGGCGACGGGCATCACATATTCATCGAGGGCTTTATGTTCGCCGGTGATGAGCTGAGGTTGACCACGGGCAGCTGATCATGAGCGTAAACAATCTACTCAACACCGTGGTTAGGCCCACGGTAAGATTCGACCCTAACATACACGAGCATCGCTACTACGTGCATCTGTTCATACGCAATCGCACGTGGCGAGGCTGTCCCTATGTTTTCGCCCTGCCGCAGAGCGAAGACAACGTCTATAACATGGTGTTGAGGCTGATGGCTGAATGGTATGCAGAGCAGGAATTCGGGAATGTGGCAAAGATGCCACAGCAGCAGAAAGTGGTCAAGATGCCGGTTGACAAAAGGACTGCTTGACTGCATAATAGAGACTAAGTTAACAACAAGGAGCGACGCAAATGGGAACACGTTCACGAGTAGCCGTCATGCACGGCGATGTCTGCAAATCAGTCTACTGCCACTATGACGGCTATCTGGACTACACGGGCCGGATCCTGCAGGAGCACTACGACTCAGCCCGGGCCAATCTGTTGGTGAGCATGGGCGACAACAGTGGCGTCAAGGAGACCGTAGAGGCTATGAACTTCTACAAGGACCGTGGCGAAGAGGACGTGGGCTATCAGGTAGCACACACGTTCGAGGAGTTCCTGGAGCAGGTGGATCTCTGTTGCGGCGAATACTACTATGTGATGCGGGACGGTGTTTGGTATGCAGGGTGCCTCTACGACACGCAGGGCCTGGCTAAGAATGGACTAGTGCCTCTGTCAGAGGCGCTGGGTGCCTTGGCAGCGGCCGCAGACGAATAACCCTCGCTGTTGTAGGGTTTCTGGGCTTGACAAACGAGCCCAGAGGCAGTACAATAGACGCATAGTTAACAAAAAGGAGCGAACCGTGCGAGACCATCCAAATATGTCGTACTGCATGTGCAACAATACAGAAGCCGCCTTCAACCAGATCATGGACGCCATGGACGACGAGGGCGATGTCCAATTCGTCAAAGACCTTAGCATGGACGAACTCCGCAGTTTCAACGAGATCGCGTTCATGGCTCGCCGATTCGCGCAACGGGCAGAACGTGCCGTCGAGCAGGTCATCAACGATCGGGTTGATGCTGTTTTGGAAGACGAGTAGGGGTTGACAAAAGGACTGTTTGGCAGCATAATAAACACTTAGACACTTACACAGGAGCGAGCATGTATATCACATTCACAGAGGGCTGGTACAATATCAAGGGTCAGCCCACCAACGTTGGCGGTATGACGTTTAAAATGGTCGAGGACTTCAAGGTCGCCAAGAGCGGCGAAGGCTATGTCACTGTCCAAGGTGGCAGCCAGCCCGGCTTCCCCGATCGTTCAATCCGCATCAAGTGCCGCCAGGGTGCCTGGGCTGTCGCAGGTTCTGCTAAACCTATTCCACAAGGAGTCAGCATGCTGACAGCGCTGAAGAGCAAGAAAGGTGAGACCGTGACAGACTTCACCCAGGTCAAGATCGAAGATTCGGCTGTAGCACACGAGACTGACGAAGAGATCATCGAGCGCACCCGTATGCGTTTCCAGATCCTCAAGGACATGACGCAGGCAGTCAAAGGTGGTGATGTACGTGCCATGATCGTAACGGGCCCTCCGGGTGTGGGCAAATCGTTTGGTGTCGAAGAAGTACTTGCCAAAGACGATCTGTTCGACATGATGGGCCAGCGTAAGCCCAAGTACGAGATCGTCAAAGGTGCTATGAGTGCCATTGGACTCTACTCCAAACTCTACAAGTTTTCAGACCCAAAGAGCATACTAGTGTTCGACGACTGCGACAGCATCTTGTTGGACGATGTCGCGCTGAACATCCTCAAGGCTGCTTTGGACAGTTCCAAGAAGCGGACTATCTCTTGGAACACTGACAGCCGCCTGCTCCGTTCGGAGGGGGTGCCTGACAAGTTCGACTTCAAGGGCGGTGCTATCTTCATCACCAACTTGAAGTTCGAGAACGTGCGTTCTAAGAAACTGCAGGAGCACCTGGCTGCTTTGGAATCACGTTGCCACTACATCGATCTCAGAATGGACACTGATCGCGAGAAGATGTTGCGCATCAGGCAGATCGTCAAGGACGGCATGTTGGACTCATACGAACTAGAGGACGTGGCCAAAGATGAGGTGGTCTCGTTCATCGACGATCATCGTGCCAAACTACGTGAGTTGAGCCTGCGTACTGTGCTGAAAGTAGCAGACCTGCGCAAGAGCTTTCCGGGTAACTGGCAGAACATGTCCAAGGTCACTGTTATGAAGGGAGCCTACTGATGAACGGCGTATTGATGATCGCGGGGGTGGTTGTATTGGTCCTGGTTTTGGTGGCCATAGGCCCCCTGGCACTGATCTGGTCCTGGAACACCCTGTTTGGGAGCTTGCACCTGATCCCCTACACGTTTTGGACCTGGTTGGCCTCTGCGATCTTGATGGTTGTGCTGGCTCCCAACGTCAGGGTCACACACAAGTGATCATTTGGCGAAATTGATCGTTGACTTCCGTTAGATCATATTGTAATATAATAGGACGCTGAATAAAAAAGTAATCAGCTTATTTTAACTCTAAAGGAAACATAGACATGAAGTTCATTTCTAAAGAAACAAAGACTTTCAAAGTGTTCAACGCCCTGTATCACGGCGAGCGTCTTACCCAAAGCCAGGCTTCTAAGCGTTTCGGCGTCAAGAACCTTAGCGCAGAAGTCAGCCGCATCCGTTCTAATGGTTATGCCGTTTATACTCGCAACCGCACCGCTGGCAACGGCGTCGCGGTCACTGAGTATGAGATGGGCCGGCCCAGCCGTGAGATCGTGGCCCTGGGCTACAAGGCCAAGGCCATGGGCATCACCCTGTAAGGTTTCAAACACCCAAGCCGATTCGCTCCCGGGGCGGGGTTTGAGGGCTGTGGCAGAAATGTCACAGCCCTTTTTCACATCTGGCACTCCAGGGGTTGACAATTGGCTGCTTTGGGCATACAATAGACGTAATGGATAACAAGGAGCGAACCGTGGAAATCACAGCAGATCAAGTCTGGGCCATCGCTGTCCGTGTAGATCGTCAGAACGGCGGCTATCTCAAAGACAGCACTTGGAAGGAAGTTGACGGTCACATGGTCAAGGATCGTGATGCCAACAAGGCCATGGTCAAAGATCTGCTGCGTGCCAACACCCAGCCCACGGAAGAAGAAGTCGAGGCTGGCCATGCTGTCCGTGCCCATTTCAACTCCTACACCTTCCTCGCTCTGCAGGGTAAACTCAACGACTTCCAGCATCAGGCCTTGAAGATCGCACAGATGGACTCATTCACCGGCCGGAATATGCTGGAGTTCGCCATCATCTCATGCCTACCCGATGTTGCCCGCAGAGATCGTGCCCGCAAAGAGTTCATGCAGGCCCTGTATGCTTCCGAGCAGATCCAGGGTGCCGAAGGGGACCGGATCTCCGGCTACCTGACCGTAGAGCAGTGCCGTTGGAATCCCAACTATGCCAAATTCCGGGTACAGGGCCGCATGGGCGAAAGTTTCGTGGACTTCTGGTTCAGTCGCGAACTGTTAGTAGGCGCTAACTTACCCATCAAGGCCAAGATCAAGCGCCAGCGTGATGACAAGTCAACCCAATTGAACTATGTCAAAGTTGGTTGACAAAAGGTGCAGGTGGTGTTATACTATTGAAACTGGGAAAGCAATTCTGTTTAATTTTTTATAGCGAGGTCTTAAATGAGCAAAGCCACTGATATCAGCATCCGCCAAGTTGGCCCTAAGGGTGCCAAGAAAGCGATCCGCAAGGCGATCAAAGTTCGCCGTCCTACCTTCCTTTGGGGCCCTCCGGGAATTGGTAAATCCGACATCGTCAAGCAGATCAGCGACGAACTAGGTCGCGAAGTCATCGACGTCCGACTGGCCCTTTGGGAGCCCACGGACATCAAAGGTATCCCCTACTACAATGCAGACCAGGGCAAGATGGTTTGGGCTCCTCCCTCTGAACTGCCTACAGATCCAGAGTCTACTGCTGTGATCTTCTTGGACGAGTTGAACTCTGCTCCTCCAGCCGTACAGGCTGCGGCCTACCAGTTGATTCTTAACCGTCGAGTTGGCACCTACACTTTGCCCAAAGGCGTAGACATCGTGGCCGCTGGCAACCGTGAAGGCGACCGTGGCGTCACTTACCGTATGCCTGCTCCCCTGGCTAACCGCTTCGTCCACTTGGAGATGAAGGTAGACTTCGACGACTTCCAGGACTGGGCTACCCTTAACAAGGTCCATCCTGACGTGGTTGGTTATGTTGGCTTCGCCAAGCAGGACCTCTACGACTTCGATCCAAAGAGTGCCTCAAAGTCCTTTGCGACTCCTCGCTCTTGGGTGTTCGTGTCAGATCTCTTAGACGATGATGACACTGACACTGATACGCTGGCTACCTTGATCGCGGGTGCCATTGGTGACGGTCTTGCCAACAAGTTCATGGCTCACCGTAAGATCGCAGGTAAACTGCCCAAGGCAGAGGACATCCTCGACGGCAAAGTCAAGGACCTGCAGATCAAGGAAGTGAGTGCCATGTATTCGCTGACTGTTTCACTCTGCTATGAACTCAAGGATCGTGCAGAGAAGAAGGTCAAGGGCTGGGATGATATGGCAGACTGCTTCTTTTCCTACATGATGACTAACTTCCCGACGGAGTTGGTTGTGATGGGGGCCAAGACTGCGCTCACCAACTACAACCTGCCCTTGGATGCGTCTAAGATGAAATCCTTCGACGAGTTCCACAAGCGATTCGGCAAGTATGTTTTGAGTGCCATGGAGAACTAAGACCTCGCCCATGGCCGGGCGGGGGCTCACCCAGGGTTCCCGCCCACCTATTCTTTTCAGTTGACAAATGGGTAGAGCGGTGCTATAATAGATACATACAGTAAGGAGAGCGACATGGACCCAATCGTAGAGAAACTTACCACAGCCCGAGTAGGACTCCTGCTCAAAGCGCCATTCTTCGGCAACATGGCCACCCGTATGCGACTGATCCAGAGTGACGACTGGTGCCCAACCGCGGCAACCAACGGTCGTGATTTCTTTTACTCTACCAAGTTCGTAGAGAAACTGTCAGTCAAGAAACTAGAGTTCCTGTTCGCGCATGAGATCTGCCATGCCATATTCGACCACTTTGGCCGCGTTGGTAGCCGCGATCGTATGCTGTCTAACATCGCACAAGACTACGCTGTCAACCAGATCCTCGTTGACGAGCGTATCGGTGAGAAGATCACCGAAGTTAAGATCTGCTACGATTCAAAGTACCGTGGCATGGCCTGGGAAGAGATCTACGACATCCTGTGGGAGCAGGCAGAGAAGATCCCCATGGAGGATCTGCTCAAGCAGTTAGGTGATCTCTTAGACGAGCATCTGAAGGAATCAGCGCCCGGTGAAGAAGGTGATGGCAAGAAGCCCGTTATCACCAAAGAGGACGCAGAGAAGATCAAACAAGAGATCAAAGAAGCCATGATCCAGAGTGCCGCGGCTGCAGGTGCAGGCAAAGTGCCCGCAGGCATCCAACGCATGATCAAGAACTTGACCGAGCCCAAGATGGATTGGCGCACCCTAGTCCGCCAAGAGATCCAGAGCATCGTCCGCAACGACTACTCCTTTACCCGTCCTAACCGTAAGAGTATGCACTCAGGTGCTATACTGCCGGGCATGAAAGAAGCCACTACCATCGATGTGGCTGTCGGTATGGACATGAGCGGTAGTATCGGAGACGACGATGCCAAGGTGTTCCTGACAGAGATCAAAGGTATCATGGATCAATACGAGGACTTTGCGGTCAGCCTATGGTGCTTTGATACAGAGGTATATAACTTCCAAAAGATCACGCATGACAACTCAGATGACCTAGTCAACTACGAACCCCAAGGTGGTGGTGGCACGGACTTCCAAGTCAACTTTACTTTCATGGAAGAGAACGGTATCCAGCCCAAGAAGTTCATCATGTTCACAGACGGATTCCCCTGCGGCTCATGGGGCAACGAAGACTATTGCGACACTATCTTCATTGTCAAAGGCAACAAAGAAGCACAGGCGCCATTTGGGCAGACCGTGATCTATGAGCGTGAGGTAGAAGGGGCTTGAGTGCCAGGGGTTGTGGCGTAAATGCCACAGGCCCCGCTGCATATGTGTGCGTACAAGGCTTGACAAATAGGTTGTCCGATCGTATAATATAGATACTGAAACACTGATAGGAGCGCAACAATGGTCGATCTAAGAAACATCCTCGTAGACATCCGCAATGGCGATTTGAACAACGATGATCTTAACCTGATCATCGAAGCGGTCAAGTTCAAGCGGGCACAGAACGGTAGGCAGGCTGCTCGCACACTGAAGATCGGTGAACGGGTGCAGTTCAACGGTCGGAACGGAGTCGTGGTAGGCAAACTGGAGCAGATCAAGATCAAGAAGGCCATCGTGGTCGCAGGTCAGACCCGTTGGAATGTTCCACTGGCGATGTTGGAGAGTGTATAATGCAACTACTGATTGGTTTTGTGTTGGGAATCGTGGTATCCACGATTGGGTTCTCTGGAGTGGCCTATTACGCCGACCAGGGAGTGTCTAAGATCAAAGAAATCACACAAGAGGCGACTAACAAATGAGCAAGATGGCTGAGTTGGATATGATCAGTTATGACATCGAACAACTTTGGATCGAGGGTAAAAATCCCGTCCAGATCGCAGGTGAACTAGACTGCCACGTGGACATGGTCCACGCTTGGATGCAATTGAACAACCTCGACGATGGTTGGAAGACCGTGGAGACCTACGTTGTCTAACCGCAACCCAGCGCCCGCGGACGACGAATACGAACTGCCCCCGCATTCAGATTAAGAACTATTCGCAGTGCGCTCCCTTTAGACCCTGTTCGCATCAGGGTCTTTTTTTTTGGCGAAAAGATGTTGACAAAGACTCAGTTTGGGCTTATACTGTAGGGACAGTGAGCAAAAAGGAGCGTGTCATGCAAGTACAGTACAAAGAGACAAATGAAGCCCCCGTAAAATGGTGGGCCGCGCAGGATGCCCGTATGCGCAACATCAAAAACAAGAGCCACTGGAGCGGAGAAGTCCAACTCCGGGTAGAGCGCATGAAAGTGGCGCTCGGTGAACTGTACTCGGGCAAGATCTACGAAGCCTACAATGTCAAGAGAGTGTCAATCAAGATTGACAAGCCTGTTGTCAAAGATGCTCGCTGGTTGCGGGCTCTGGAAGCGGACTGGGCCCAAGAGGGCATCACAAAGACCCAGACCCCTCAAGGGTTATTGTATCGAGTTGCGTAGTTTGGTTGACAATTCAGCAGTTTGGCTGTAGAATTATGATACTGAGACAACGAACTAAGGAGCGAACTATGTCAAAGACCGTCGAACTTTTCCTCGTACAGGCAGCCCACGTCAAGGCCATGCACGAAGCCCAGCATGCCTCACACAAGTTCGCCCACGAGTATATGGGTGGCCGTGATGGCGGACCCTGCGGCTTCGCCTGGGTGAACTGCTACAAGGTCCGGTCGAACTCGCGCCTGGGCAAGGCCCTGCAGAGCGTGGGGTTCCGCAAGGACTACGGTGGCGGACTGCAACAATGGAACAAATGGTGGCCCGGACAATCCGTGGATGCCGCTGAGCACGGTGCGGTGGCCTACGCCCGGGTCATGCAGGAAGAGCTGAAGCTGGACTTCTACAGCGGCTCTAGGCTGGACTAAAGTCCCAGGTTGATCGCTGGGCCAGGGTGGGCGAGCAACCCCCGCCCTGTTAGAAACTTTTAAGGAGGGTGCCGTGGGCTACAAGGTAATTGGCAAACTGGACGAGCGTTGGGAGCCCAGGAAGGGGCTAGAAGGTCCGTTCCAATACCTAAACGGGCAGGTCCTGTACTATGATCCCCGGGCGGGACAGTACTGGGACCCTACCACAGACTTCTATGTCTCCAACGAGGATGTGGCTCTTTTACAACAACAATTGGTTGACTTTTTGGCTAGGTGACTGTATACTGTAGGTATAGTGAACAACAAGGAGCGAAGATGTATTTGAAGATAATGACAGAAGCAGAGCAAGAGCAGATCGTCCGGGCCCTGCGCGGTTGGCAATTTGATCGCAAGCGGCACGGGAGCCTCTACGATCGTGGCTCAGCAGATTCTTACTATGGTCGTGGCTCATATCCGCACTATGGTGGTGTAGGTGGGGATTCGGGTCCGCGTGTGACTACCTTGACCCCAGAAGAAGTCCGAGAGTATGCCGCAGGCTACCAGGACAACGAAGAATCTGGATCTAAGAAGGATTGGCGTTAATGGAGGCTGTGCGTGAAGTCACTGTTTGGACGGGAGTCGATTATCGCCAACCCAACCACGACTATCTGCTCGACGGCGATAGAGTGGTTGCCTACAGGCCTTGGGGCACAGGTGAAGTCATCAAATGCTCAGGCAAACTCAAGATCGACCGTCGCGGCCGCAAGTTCGTCAAGTTGGATCCGAACCCCTTCGGCGAGTTCGGTAAGAAAAAGTCAGTGGTTATAGAAGTGCCGGGATCGAAAGGTGCCACTTATTTCGTTAACACCGAAGACCGAACCTGTACCTGTCCGGGATTCACATTTAGAGGTTCCTGTAAACACACCAAGGAGTTAGAACTTGAAGACTATTGATAAAGAGACGATGGATTACACCAACTGGATATGGGCGGACTCATTCAAGCAGATCGGATCAGGGCTGCTGATCTATGTGGTACTGCTGGGAGCATATTGGACTTTGGTAGGCTGATGGATAAGTTCCTTTGGTTCTGCCTGCCAAACGAGGACAAGGCTGCGTTGAAACCATACATCAGTCCTCCTGGGGAGGCCAGCATCTTCAGAGACATACCGATCGATCGGTTGGCAGAGATCAAGGCTATCCTCCAGAAGGTAGGAAGGTTCCGGGTGATCTACCGTGGTCCCAGGGGCCGCTATCATTCGCAGGCTATGACCTGGAAGAAAGACGCCAACAGATTCGCAGTGTATCCAGCGTTGTAAAAAAGCCACAGAAGTTTTGGTTGACAATTGAAAGGTTTGGATCTATAATACAAAGTATAGTGAACGACAAGGAGCGAATCATGCCTAAATCAGCACAACAGAAGTTCAACGAATACATCGAAGAGTCGCAGAGCACCATGGCTGCGATCAACGAAGTCACCCAAAGCACCAACCAGCGATACCAGGGCTACGGATATGCCGCTGGCTGTTTGGGCGTGATACTGGCAGACGCGATCGGCGAGTTGCCCCGGGCTCGGCGGGCAGAGTTCCGCGCTCGGTTGGCCAAGATCTCCGACAAGGCCCGGCATGAGCACCTGCTCAACACCATCAAGGACGCAGCATGATGATCACTAACCTAGAATACCTACGCACCGCGCTCGAAGTCCTAGAGAGCGCAGAATCAACAGAAATCAACACCATCAAGATACTCCGCATCATGGCAAGTATCTGCACCCAGAACGCCGATAGATTGGAGGCTCGTTTGGTTGACAGGATGGAAGATCGGTTGTATAATATAGATACTGAAACAGCAAGGAGCCAACGATGATTGACCAAGACCCTTTTGGACTGGACGAGATGTTCGACGAGATGTTCGATGACCCGGACGACACGGTCATCGATGAAGAATTGGACGAGGATGAAGCAGTGGACATTCTTTACGACGTTATCTATGGAGACACAAATGCCTAATTGGTGCTCGAACACCCTGATCCTCCGTGGATCCCAGCAGAGTGAAGTCCAGCGTCTGGCCAATGCCTTCATAGAGGCCCGATTCTGCTCTGAAGTGATCCCCGTGCCCGAAGAACTGCAAGATCCAGACACTGGTTCTTATGGAGGTGAAGATGCAGAAGCCAAAGACCGCCTGCGTGAACAACTGACCAAGAAGTATGGCTACTCCGGCTGGTATGAGTTCTGCACTGGTCGCTGGGGCACCAAATGGGATGTGGGCGGTGCGGACTGCGGCATCGAACTAGACGATGATGGATTGGGTTTCACCGCATCATTCGATTCAGCCTGGTCGCCACCCACGGGAGTCTACGAGCAACTGGTAGAGGATGGCTTTGAAGTCCGGGCCTACTACTACGAATC